GTTGTTGGCGATTCGGTCGCTGAGATTGAGCGACAATTGGCAAAGGTTGCCGAAGCAATCGCCGCCGAAATCAACTTTGTTTTGAACTAGGAGATACCATGTACCGCGTAACCCGCAAGCAATTGATCAGGCAGAAATCGGAAAGCTGGGAAGGCGAGTGCAATTGCCCAGCCGCCCAAACTAGCGTCATTGAGTTCGAGGATTCGTGCGACTTTGATGAGTTAGCCTCAGCCGATCATTGCCACATGCGATTACTGATCGCAGAAATACAACAGGGCTATCAGTGGTATGGCCCCGATAAAGTCATTTTCGAGACACCAGCTTTTTACCGTTCCGTTCAAGTAACAATCGAGGAGATTAACTAGATGAAAATTACAATTAACCGCAAGCAATTTTCCGATCATTTGCAATCCGCTTTTGCGGTCGCAAGCAAGGCACAAAAAGACGTGCTTGGTTCCGTCAAGCTCATCGCCGTGCCCGATGGCTACGACCTACACGCCTCCAATGGCGAACTAGGATTGATCGTCAAGGGTGAGCCGATCCAAAGGACAGACGGTCAGTGCTTGCTACCTAATCGCGTCTTGTCGATTCTCCGAGAATCCAACGAGGAAGACTTGACGATCGAGGCCACCGACCGCGAAGTTTTGATTCATGGCGATTCCGCTAGGTTCTCCTTGCCAAGCAAAGACCCTGCCGAGTTCCCAAGCGTCAAGGAACTGACAGAGGGTTGCCAATTCGACTTACCCGCCGAAGGGCTTCGCCGGATCGCTTCTCAGGTCGCCTACGCAGTCGATGAAGATTCGACACGCTACCAGCTTGGCGGTGTGCTGTTTTCGGTTGGCGATGATCTCCACACGGTTGCGACCGATGGCCGTCGCTTGGCCTGCTTGAAGATCGAGACGCAAGGCGGAAAGACTGCCACCGGCATCGTCCCTGCCAAGGCACTAAGAACCGTCGCCAGTGCGATTGGAGACGGAGTTGCGACTGTAACCCTGTCGCAATCCCAAGCGATGTTCCGAGGCGATTCCGTGGCTTTGGTGACTCCGCTTGTCGAAGGTCGCTTTCCAGCTTGGCAAGGCGTTATCCCTCCAGACCAAGATCCGATCTCGATTCCCGCTGGCCCTTGGTCAAGTGTTGTTCGTCAAGCGTCGATTGTGGCTGATAACGAGAGCCGTGGCATCGAGCTTGTAATCGCCGATGGTACTTTGGCTATGGCCGCTCGTACCGCCGATGTCGGATCGTCCAGCGTTCAGATGGTTGTTGCGACCGACCGCAAGATCAAGACCACGATTGACCATCGATTCCTAGCCGAGTTCCTGAGATCCGTTGATCCGACTGCATCGGTCGATGTGCATTTGAGCGAACCGGATCGACCGGTCAAGCTTGTTTGTGGGGATCTTGTTTGTGTAATCATGCCGATGGCAAAGAGGTAATCATGAAACCTAAGACCTACCGCGATCGAGGCGAACAGCCTAAAAAGAATCGATCCGTCAAGATTGAGGATGATCTTTACGTGCAATTTCAGACCCACGCCGCGAAGCTTGGCTTGGGCTTTTCAGCATGGGCTGTAAATGCTCTGCTGGATCGAATGGTTCAAGAACGACTGGATTTCAAGCTAGAACAAAGGATGAAAAAGCGATGAGTGAAATCAAGATGTGCGAAATGTGCAATGTGACGAAAGCCGCCAAAGGCATCAAGTATTGCTCAAAATGCAAATTCAAGGTTCTGGCTCAACTTCGAAAAGCTGGATACCTAGATAGCGACTTTGTTCCACGGCAACGAAGCGAACAAAGGGACAGGTCGCAAAGGCCGTCAACTGCGATTGGTTGCGATTACCATGCCGATGCAAGGGAAGAGGATTTCTAAAACCAACTCCACCCACCGAGCCGGATTCGTCCGGCTTTTTTTATTGCTTGCGATAGCCAAGACGGGTAAGCACTCTAGCAATATCCGTTGCCGTTTGGTCGATCGCTTCTTCGCCTAGATCCGGTTGGCAGGCGTGAAGTAACTCGTGGATGATGGTATCGAGCTGCAGTTCACCCTTGAGCCGTGGATGGATCGTTATCGTCCTTGCGTCCCAATCGCAAAGTCCGATCTTTGGGCTAGTAAGCTTTGCGAACCTCAAGCGGTAATACTTGCCACGAAGTCGGCATCTCATTTTGCCCTCACTGAATCATAGCGAACGCATTGCTCTTTCGAGTCCCAAAAGAACTTTAGCCACGCCGAGCCGAGGTTCTTCGGCCCTAGCATCTTTTCGACCTCCCAGCCTGCGTTGGAATCGCTCCAAGCGTCTTTGTAGCCTGGACATCGAATATGCAATTGCTCATCGTGATAGACCCTGCCACGATCGCTTAACCGCATCCGTGGAATTGGCATCTGCCATTCGTCGTGAGTGTGGCCGGTTAGGACGATGTGAGCATCAGGACTCCAAACCGCGATCCGATTTGTTTGAATCGTGCCCCGCGTTACTGGCCCGCCTCCGCCTGTGCCGTGGAAGTGGTAAAGGATCTTGGAATCCTTTGTCGCCTTGGGGAAGTTCTTATTCCCTGGCTTGTTCTGCGCTGCATCGACGAATCGAAACATAACGAAACCACCGTACCCGCTAGCCTCGACATTCGAGCCATGTGCACGCATCCTAGATGCTAGACGATCGGTCAGGTCAGTTTCGTGCCGAGTTGTTACCGCTGTTTCATGGTTGCCTCTGCCGAGAACTGCAAATTGATTGCCGTATGGCCTATAGAATTGAGCCGCTGTATCAACTAGCAAATCGAAGTAGTTCGATCCTCGATGCTCTTCTCTCAAAGCGTTCTTGTCGCTTCGCTTATCCCACTTGCCCTGCATCGCACAAAACAAGTCTCCATTGTCGATGATCGGAGCGTCATACTCGATTGCCTCATCGAGATGCTTACGCTCTAGGTCTTGGTTGCATTTTGGGTTGTCATGATGCACGTCTGATCGAAGCAGTACCCATTGCTCCCAATCTTTGTTCCGGTCAAGGTCGATTGAAATCTCGACTACGTTACGTTCAAGCTTTTTCAGACTCCAGCCCATCGTTTCGTCTCCCTAGTCTTCGAGCTTCATCGATCGTTAATTGTGGCTTGCCTAGCTTGGCATTGACCGCGTTATGCAACGCAACCCCCCAAGCAAAGAAAGCATCGGGCGAGGTGAAATCGGGCGGCATTTCCTCAAGGATCTTTTGGTATCCGTCCTTGCAATCGCATCTCTGCGGAATGAAATACTGCCAAAGGTCTAGCCACTGAGGATCGCAACCGGTGTAAGAGTGAAGCTTGGCCCATGCGAAAACACCTTGCCTAGCAGTCTGAGCCGCTTTCCTGGCTTCGAGTTCTTCCCTGCTTAGCGGCTGAGCCTTGACGTAGTTCTTTTGGCTTGCTGCCTGATCTGCTGGATGAACCGCAAGCGATCGATTAGGACGATTTAGAAGCTTGTCTAAGTCAACGTGAATAGTCATGGGTTCAAGGTTATTTTTGTTGGTCGAAACGGTATGCAGATTGGCGATTGATTGTAGACCGGTGTTGACTGCGTGAATGAGTACGCGTCAACCGTTGCGATCTTGTCTTGATGTGGAGCGACTGCTGGATCGTAAAGCGTCAGAAAGCATTCAGGACAGTCCCAATAGTTGCAAATCGTGCGAAGCGATTCTGGAACCGCTGGCTGTGTTTGTTGCTCTGGATAAAGCAGATCGCACTCTGGACACTCATTCGGCCAAATATCGGCCACGCCTTCGTTTATGAGTCGAAAACAACCAGTAGCATCAAGAAAAACAGCATTGCTGACCGTGTTGTATGTTTCACCTAGCCCCGGCATCGCAACCCCTGGCCCGCTGACATTCTGCCCTGCGAAACCAGGATGATCGCAAAGGCAGGGTGCAGGCGGATTAGGTGGAGATATGCAATCATAACCTGCAACACCTCCACCTCCTTCTGCGCACGGAATCCCAAGATCCAAACAGTATAAGCAACTAAAGCTGAAAGCAACCTGGGTAATGCTTCCGCCTTCATTGTCTGGAACCTCGAACGAGAACGCAAAACAAAGTTCATCGCCTTGGATGTACTGATCCGGTGTCCCTGGATCTGGCCCACAAAAAGCGATGCGACCGCACGGCCATGCCGGATCGATTGCATCAAAAGTTATCTCAGTTGGTATCTCGTCGATGTCGTCGTAAACCTTGTACTTAATTAGCCAGTAGCGAGCATTGTTTCCAAAGCTAAATTTTGTGTTGTCTTCAACATCATTGCAATTGATTTCAGGATCGTGCTCTTTTTCATCGAAGCAATCTGGAATCTCTTCGCAGCATTCGAAAACATCGCTTGTCGTTTTTGTTCGCTCTACGCTGGTTTGCAACGAGCCGCCGAGAATCACATCAACCGATTGAGCAACCTCAACGATGACTTTACACTCTGCCGGTTGTCCCTCTGTGCAAACAACGTCCCGCTTGTAGATCGAAACTCGCACCTCGTTGAAATCGTATCCGACCGCATCGTACATGGTTTCACGAACCGCGTAAGTTTTCGTAACTGTTCCGCAGTTTACCTCGGTATCGCAAATATCGTCAGCCGATGGAAATGGCTCATCGTAAGTAAAGATACATTCGCCGTTGGCGTTCTGGCCAACCGTCGCGCCGGGATTTAGAACTAGCTTTTCTGTTTGGATGATCTTGTTGCTTACCGTGATCGATTCTTCCGCAATGTATTCCAATGCCTTTTGACACTCATAAGCATACTGGCAACAAGTCCCGCGAATCCATTTGGCAGTATGGCAACATTCATCCGAGACGAAAGGCACATCGCTTTGAGTGTCGCCTGGGTAATCGAAATCGATGTCAACCGATGATGCAATCGAGGCCAATTCGCCTGGAGACAGGCAGCATCCGCAATTGCATTTTCCAAAACAAGCCATCTAGCAAATCTCCACTGCAACCCATTTAGCATCGACCGGCCAAATTAAGCACGTTGCCCCGGCTGTGATCGCTTGTGCTGTTGGTGCCCACGCCGTATAGGTCACGCTTCCCGCTGTCCAATTACCGCTGGCCGGTTGCTTGGCTGTCACGGTTCCCGATGAGTTAGCCGAAATTCCCGATGTTGCAACCGCAAGCAGGGGAGTCTCGCAACGCTCTACCTTGATGATGTCCTCGTCAATGTCATCATCGCCAAGGTAAACGAACAGTGGCCCCTTGGAAAGCTTGAAGCTATCCGCCGTAGGATTGAGCCGAGTTCCAACCGTGAACGTCCCGGTGTCTTTGATGGCTCGAAAGACTGGCCCATTCTGAGCGACCCCTAACCCCTCAGCCTCGATAGCCGCTGGACTGTTGAGCAGGAATGGCCCGAATGACGAATCGCTGTAATCGAATGGCCTATCGACAAGCAAGTAGTTCTGACCGCCGATTTCCTCAGTCCCGACGACCTGCATACAACCATAGGCAGGAATCTCCAAAGTAGTCGATCGGTTCTTGACGTAGATCGGAGCAGGGACGAATCTACGCTCATCGCCCTTGCTGGTTGCAATGCCACGCTCGAAAGCCTGAACCGCCTTCCAGACGCGTTCAGCATCGCCCGGTGTAAAGACCCCGATCTCTGTTGCCACGCTTAGCCCCTGGTATCACAGAGCAAAGAGACTTTGTAAATCGCTGGAGTTACAGCCGTAGCACTCGCAGCATCGTTGCACGCTATCGACAGCCGGCACTCGATCAAGTCGCCAGGATTCACGCCTGAGCCGCTGAGAGTGAAATCGTAGTTAGCCGCCGTCAGGCTGTTGATGCTTTGAGCCGAGGTGACAACAAGATCCGAACCAAGCGAACCACTTGAGCCAACGTAAGCTTCGAGGTCAACCGTGCAACTGACATCTGCCAAAGTCGTTTCCATCTTGGCCCGCACTCGGATCTGAATCGTTTCGCCGTCCTCGTAGTTGGCAGGGATTGGCACGGAAAAGTAGATCCGCCTTGTAGTGGCCCCTAATGCTTTCATGTCGCCACCGGTAAGCCGAACCGGGTTTGTGCCCCATGTTCCGGTCACTAGCCCAAGATCGTCGTTTGCCGCCGCTGAAACGGGATTGCTCGTCACTGCGTCCCAGACTCGGAACGCATCGACCGGAACAACCGATTCTGCCAAGACCCGCTGAGCGATCTTGCTTGTCTCGATGTTGGCATTCGACGCGATGTCGAGGTTCGTTACCTGCCCATCAGGAACAGTCAAGAAAACATTCGTGTAAGTTGCCATTAGAGTAACCCCAATGCTGAATATGGAAGTGAATCGTACAGTTTGAATTCTAGCCAGTGAGCCGTCTGGACTTCGCCGGGTTCTACACCTGGTATGCGAAATCCGCTTTCATCGAGTAGCACAGGCTTGGTCACTGGTTCTTTGTTCGAATCGACCGCCCGAACTACCTTGGTTCCCGCTCCTGGCCCGGATAGTTCGACACGCTCATAATACCCTTCATGACGCACTCTGGAATACCACGCCTTCTCAGGTGTGGTTCGGTAAGGGTATCGAAACTGGATCTGAGCCGACACTTCCCAATAGCCGCCTTGATCGTTTGGGACGTTGCTGGCTGATAGCTTCATCAACTTCGCTGTCCCTGGTGGCCATCCTAAAAAGATGTCGCTGTTGACCGCTCGACGGTATCTTGCCTGAACGTATGGATTAAACAAAAGCATGTTTCGTTTGATCGCCACCGTCTGATCTGGGATCAAAGCTTTCACGCCCTCGATCGGTTCGCCGTTGATTGTTTGGATCGGGTTGCCGTCGAAGTCTTCATCGATTTCCTGTTCGCTTTCAACGTCATCCCAATCAATTCTCGGGGGAGCGAAAAGCGGGTTGTTTTCATTGTTGCTGTCGCCTGGCCCTAGTTCGCCAGTGTAGTCAACAGTCACAATCCAAAGGATCGGCGAAGGTCGCTCGATGGAGATATTGTCGGCGTAGGCGAACGGGTAGTCCAGTCCGAACCTAGCCCCAAGCTGTGGTAACTGATTGCCTTGCAAGTCGGTTCCGTTGTAGACCCCTGATTCCGTTTCATCGGAACTTGTCACGCATTGGTAGGCACGTTGCAACTTGATCTGGTACTTGCGAAAGTTATCGCTGGCCGTTGCCGAGGTTGTGGGCTTCGACCACATCAGGCTATATTCGATAATCATTAAGCACCATTCCCTGCGAAAGTGATTTCAAGCTGCTCCCGCTTGGCTCGATCTGCTCGATCCTTTGCGACCTCGGTTGCAAGCTTCGAGATGCCTACGTTGATCGCCGCTGTTTGCTCCGCTGTTGCCTTAGAACTCTTTGCGATGTCGCTCATCTTGTCTTGCTGTGGCCCTCTCGAAAGCAATCTCGACTCGACCGCCGCGACCGGTTGAGCCGTCTGGATCTGCTTGGACTTAGCCGCTTGTTCTGATGCCGCTTGAGCATTGGCGATTGCTTCGGCGGTGTCTCGATCTAATCCTTGCTGAGTCAATCGAAAAATATGAGCCGCTTTTTCGCCTTGCTCCAAAAGGATCTTTTGTTCTTGCAATCGCTCTAGTTCCGATTCCCTTAGATCCGCGACCTTTTGCAATCGGCTTTGCTCTGCTTCTTCCGCTTTACGCTTCTGATCGGCAAGTTTCTTTTCAATATCCAATGCACGCTCAGCGTACAAGATCCGATCGATCTGAATATCGCTCATCCCTTGGTCTTTCATCTGCTCACGCCTAGCCGCTTCTTGGCCTTTGGTGAGTTCGATGTACTGGTAGTTGATCGACCGAAGTGACGACAATGCCGAATCGTCGATCGCTTTCTTCTTCGCCGCCGCTTCTGCTTCTGCCGCTTGCTGAGCTTTAATCTGCTCAATCATCTTGGCCCGCGGGCCGTACATCTTCGACAGTTGAGCTAGTTCGTTATCGAGTTCTCCAACTAGGGTACGTTGGTTGTTTGCCGTCAAGATTAGCTGATTGGCTCGATCTTGATCGGCCTCCGATAACGCCCCCATTTTCCCAAGATACTTGTTTTCGGTATCGAGAATCTTTTGAGCCTGCGTATCGTAGGCAGCCGCCGATTTAATCGCGTTGTCTCGTTGTTGCTCGATTGCCTTGAACAACGCCGCTGCTTCGTTCTGTTGCTTCTTTGGATCTTTGATGAGCGTCAGGTCTTCCATCTGCTCACCAAACTTGATCGAAGCAGTCTGCTTCATCACCTCGGCTTGTTGCTGGTACTGTGCTGTTAGGTCTTCGAGTTCTTTGTTCAAGTCTCGAACGCCGAAGATCGCTTCACCGATCGACTGGCCAAGGTTAAACGACATAGCCCCAACAAGAGCCATGATTCCAGCCTGGAAGAATCCCGCCGCTGTCGATCCAGCTTTCATCACCTCAGAGAACTGGCCAACCTTCTCAGTGATCGCCGCTACACCTTGAGCCGCCGTCTGCAATTGACCGCCGCCTAGCTGACCTGCCATCACGCCGACGAACTCGATGGAACCTTTGGCCCTCTGGCCTGTTTCCTTGACACCCTTGACGGCTTGCTCGATGTTCTTCGATGCGTTGGCAACCTGTGCCGATGCTTTGTCCTCTGCTTCGATTAGGATCTTGACGCTCTCGCTAGCCACTTTGTCGCTCCGCTTTGATTGTCATTTCTTCGACTTCGAGGTACTTCGCCGCTTCCAAGAACCATGCCGCTTGATCGAGAGCACCACCTAAAACAGGTGGCAAGCCCTTCGAGTACAAGTCGCACAATTCAACCGCATCGACTATCGGACTGCAAACCCGATTAGGACAGCCCAAGATCCGAATCGATCCCTGGTTGCATTCACTGCAACCTTGCCCCCTGCATTGTGGGCACTCGATCTCGATCGGTTCTCGCTCTGTCCCTTCGTCTTTGCATTGCTTGCTGGAGCATCCTCGGCAAAGCTTTCCTTGCCGGATCAACGCCGCAAGCCTCATCATTTTTTTTCGTCGCCGCTCATTCGTTGGTTTGAGCCGCATTTCCTAAGCAACTCTCTGCACTCATCGAAGGTCAAAAGATCCTCGATCGATTCTTTCGAGAACTGCTTCGGTACATTTCGCCAACCTGCCAAGCAATCGAAAAGACAATCCCTCGTCTGATCGAAAACTTCCTCAACTGAAACGCCATCCTTGAAAATCACATCGATGACTTCGAGCACCTTACGTTGCTGTCGCATCGATTGAGCCTTGGCATCGAAGACTGGCCGCGATGCCATCGGAATGTCTTTATCGCTTTCGAGCCAGATCGGAAACGTCTGACCCGGTTCTAAACTGATCGGCATATTAGGTTGCTGCTGTGAAAGTGATCGAGCATTCTTGGTCGATGTTCGACCCGTCTCGATTGGCTTGCCAAGTGATTTCATCGACAACCATGTTTTCCCGGTCGGCTTCGCTGATCGATTGGATCTGAGCCTTAGGTGCATTGATGGTAATCACGCTGTTGGTTGGCCCGTCGAGACTCCAGGTCAGAGCATGTTCGCTCATGTCGAGCAGTTTACCATATCGATCTTGCGTTGCTACCGTCTTGGCTTCTGGATTGCCTGTGATCGTCACAACTCGATTGGTAATCAGTCCCGCCGAGAATCCTGCCGCTGTTCCGCTGGACTCCCTGAGGATCATCGTGTTGCCGCTGTCGAGAGTAAGGTTCTCAACCTCCAAGGCAACGCTATTCCAAGTCGTCGTGCTTGATGCGAATCGCAACGGTTGAGCCGTTGGATAGGTCGGAGTCAGGATTGCGGTATCGGTTGGCGATTGCCAGATGCCCATGAAATCGAATTCAAGGAAAGCCGCCTTGCCTGATGGACAGTTCAGCTTGAAAGTACCCGCGCATCCTCGAAGCAACTTGAGAACTCCATCGATGTATACGCCGATGGTAAGCGTCTTGACGTTGCTTCCAGGTGCTTCGGTTCGAGGTGTAAACACTTGACCGGACTTGACCCAACCGCAAGCAGGCAGGAACGTATCGGCCCATGATGGCTCAGTTGCGGTTCCGTCCCAACTCGCGTCATGCTTGAAAGTGATCCGGCCTTTGTAGCCACCTGGAACGCTAGCACGCATTCCGAATGAGCCTTGGCCCTCTCTGGACTCAAGCTCTGTTTCGGTCTGGATCATAATGTCGTAGCAATTGAAAGCCGCTTCAGCCGCCGTCAATGATTCGGCGGTTCCTGAAGTCGCTTCGATCTTTGCCGCTAAGACTCGTTTTCGCTTCAATAAAGTCATGTTAGGTTCCCTAAATCTGGAGATGAACGCAATTTGATTTTGCCCTGAGCCGCCATCGTTACGTCTCGCAATCGTCGCTTGATCTCGATTGGCAATCGCTCAGCCGCGACCTTAGCCGCTACCTGTGGAATGTTCTTTTCGTCGAAGTAATCGCCTGGGCTCATGCCCTTGATTTTGCGAATCGACCGCGAGCCTTCGAGCCGCTTATAAGCATGACCGCCCCATTGACGAACTAAAAAGCCATCGAGCACCGCCGTCCAACCGCCGCCAACGTGGGTTCGGTAGTAGATGCCTTCTGATACCGTCTTTTTCTTTCTCTTGCGTTTGAACTCATAAGCTTCGTGCCAACGAACGGGGAATGGATGCCCTCCCCAAAGCTTAACCGCTGTCCGTGGACTGTCAGCCGTTGCATTCTGCTTGCGCCAAACAGCCTTCTTGAGGGTTGCCGCCTTTGTGTATCGCTTTGTCGTGAACTTGTTTTTGCTATGTAGCTTGAAGTTGACAACCTTGCCGAGTTGCTGAGCCGCTTCCACGCCAACGGTTCTAGCTGTGCGATTGACCGCCGTTGCCATGTGCCGACTAAGATGATACTCAAACTTACCAAGAGCCGCTTTGATGCGATCTAGCGAAGCCTGATCGACATCGACTTTGAACTCGCTCAATGTCGTCATGCTAGCCTCTCACTTGTGTTGGATCGTCATCATCGGTTCGGAACGTGACTGCTATCGGACAGTTAATGCCATCAAGACCGCCATCTGCCGAAACGTATTCTGGTGACATAAACTGTGCATCATTCGCCAAACCGCCGAACGTGTGCCAAGTGCTAGACACTCCCGCGATCGCCTTGACGATGTCCGCTTGGAACTGGTTCAACGCTTCGTCGATTGTTGCTGTCGATCGCTCCGAAGGCATCAAGTGACATCGGATCTGGTATATCTGCCGGTAGGCTTGCGCTGGTGGGTTGCCTGGATGGGACAACTCAGCAACAAGCTCCTGTGGCCCTTGAACCAACATGATCTGCCGATCCTTGGGCGTGAAGTCCCCGAACCTCGTTGGCCGAACAACTTCAAGGACATCGGTTGCGTAGTTGCTATTCCCGATCATCGCATCTAAACGCGACTTGATTTCAAGTGCGATTTGTTCGACGACGGCTAGCGGCATTCTAGTTGCAACATCCCGTTATCATGGCCCATCAAACGGGTAACAGTTCGACGCTCGACCTGTTTACCAACCCTTGGAGAGAACGCAATCTGATCCCCTCCAAGGTTTAATTCTTCGCTCAAGATCCCTTCGACCCCATCATTCGCAACATGCACCTCGAAGACTGGCGTGACTGTGTCGCCGTCCTCAGGCAAGATCGCTAAAGCGTCACGAATCACAACCGCGTTGATATGCCGAGCCTTGCCGTTTTCCTTGTAGTAAACGACAGGCTCAGCGAAATCGTTTGGGTTGCAAAACACGTCTTTAGCGTCTTGCTCGATCATGTCGCTAAGTGACATCGATTAGGCTCGCTTGGTAGTGATCTCGATGTAATCGACGATGACTGAATCGGTGTTGGTCGATGCAGTCTTTTGCAACTGAACGTAAGGCTGTAGGCCGGTCGAAAAGTTGCTCATATCGAAGACCGTCGAAGATGCGACCCTCTGGCCGTCAACAAGGAATTTCACGTTGGACTTGCCCCCGGTAAAGTCGATGAAGAATCGCTTGTAAGTCGTCGAAAGACTCACGCCGGTTGCAACATCGTCCTTGTCGTTTACCCCGTCATCGCTTTCGCAAAGGATCGCATTCGAACCGATCAGACGGAAGCTGGCATGAGCCGCCAAGCTGTCGATCGTATCATTTCGAGCCGTGCAAAGACCGAACGCCAAAGAGGTGGCCGCGTTGAGCGTACCGCCAACCCTGACGCGAAACTCGATCGACTGCAACAGGTCGATGTCGAAGTTGAGAACGTCGCTCTTGAAGACGCAAACATTCTGGACTTCGTTCGCACTGTCGAAAGCGATCGTAAGTTCGCCGTTGATGCCGCCGACAGTATAGGTCGGAGTACCGCTTGCCGAGGTGTCTGCAACGTCCCATTGGTCAGAACCAACGGGTGATGCAAGCAGGGTTTGTGGCCCTAGAAAGTCCTCAGTCTGTACAAAAAAATCTTGAGTTCCAGCCATTTCTTTTATTCCTTTTGTTTGTTTGTTCGATTCCAAAAAGCCCTCAAGCCGCTGGGCTCAAGGGCTGAAATTCACGTTGCAAGCTACGCGGTTGCGTACTTGTAAAGACCTCGCCAATCGATGGCTTTCACGCCGAAGGTTTGACGAACTTTGTACTCGTAAACATCGCGTCGGAAATTCCAATCGCTTTCCAAGACTGGAGATTCTTCGCCTTGAAGGAACGATACTTCCAAGGTGTCAATCTGCGATGGATCAGCCGACAAGTACCAAGCGGTGGCACTGTTGCCGTCAAGGTTGGGATCGCAAACGACATTGAGTTGACGCGAACCACCTTGGCCGTAAAGGTTCTGAACGCCGCTGTTGCCGTTGGCAACGATGTAGCTGGTCGATGAAACCAGTTCCAATGCGGTTGCTTCCAGAGCCGCTGGAACGATCAGGTAACGAGGGACAACGCTGACGATCGTATCGCTACTCAATCCCTTTTGGGTTCGCATGGCAGCGAAAGCCGCATTCAAGGTTGCAACGCTTGGAGCAGCCGAAGCACCGCTAAGGTTAGATCCGCTAGCGTGTGATGCAGAGAACAGAGCATTCCCGTCGCCCATCAAAGCGTTAGCAGTCAAGACTGCGTAGACTTCCTTGTTGACCTTGCGTCGGCAAGCGTTGCCGTGCATGGCAGGCACTCGACTGATCGCATCGAGATCATCGTTGATAACCGTTTCCCAGGAGATCGTGAACATCTCCCCGTACTTCTCGACCTTGTACGATTCCTTGGAATCGCTCATGGCCTTTTCTTTGTACTCGGCTCGCTCTGGAACTTGCTCAGGATCAGGTGCTTCGCTGAATCGAGTTCGATTGATCTGCTTGAAATCCTGGACGCTTGGAGCTTGGCGAGCCCAGACTTCCCAGGTGTAGGGTGCTTCTTCGTAAGCCGCCAAAAGCGTCTTATTAATCGAGTCGAGCAACAAGTTCGGGAAGCTTCCGGTAGTGTGGTAGGCACTACGCTGGATGAGCTTTTCGTGTCGTCGCAATGCGTCGCTGTTGCCCATCGCAATCTTGGCGATGTCAACTGGATTCATGCGATCGGTGTTGATTCCCTTTTGACGGAGAACCAACTCGGCCAATCGATTGAGGCCCATCGACTTGAAGTCGTGAGCATCTTTGTTTTTGTGTGCTTCGCTTTCACGCGACAGCCGAGCACCTCGATAGGATCGGATGATAAGACCATCTCGAACCGCATCGAAAAACCGATCAATTCCATTTTCGGTAACGCGAACGTCAGAGCCTTCGACGGCTCCGCCAACTGGGTTTGAAGCCATCTTTCGGATGATCCTTTCTTGAGCGATTTCAACGGTAACGGTTTCATCTTCAATCAGCGAATCGGCAAAGCTTCGCTCAAGCTTCGCTAACTTGCAGTGATTAAGGATTGTTTGACGACGAACTTTCTCGGCTTTGAGTTGACGTTCGACTTCGGCTTTCACCTCATCTTCCATCTTCTCGACTTTCATTTCTTCGCCGGTGTGCTCGGCACGTTTGGCCTCATCTTCGGAAGGTTTTTCACCTTCCATCAATTCGACCTCGACGCTCGGCTCTGGCATCTTCTCAGCCATCCAAGCAATGATCTCGCTTGCATCGGTCATCCCTTCCGGTAGACCGAGCATTTTGAGTTTAGCCATAAGCTCTTCACTCATTCTCGTAACCCCTTCCCGGTCGTAAGACCGACGAACAGTAGAATTAGGATCTGCACCCGTTGCACAGATACTCGCATTATGTGGTTCCCATTTCGTGACAATCTCGGCTGGCCCTTCGACGACCTGGCCCGATGTCGTTGTGTAGATTTGACCCTGTGGTATCAATTGACGCTCTAAGATCACTGCATCAATCGAAAAGTCGGTTAGGTGCCCCTCGTCAAATCGAGTGCGAACGATCTGAGATTCGGCATCGCTTGCAAAGTCTGGATCGCCAATCAACTGATCGCCTTCGATGCTGATATTGCGAATTGATCCGAAGACGTTGCGAACTGTCTTATCATTATGCGAATCGACGATAGGTAATTGCTTTTTGCCGTTGCGGAAAACAACGCCATCCATCAATAAGACTTGCTTGATCCATCCTCTAGATTGATCGTAGATTTCAATCGGTGTCTCGGTGGCAATCACCGCTCGACCATCTTTGACCGCACCGAATTGACGCTGGATCGTTTCGACTTGTGCGATCCGTTCAACAGTATCCTTGTCCCGTGCATCCATTTGACGTTTTACCTTTGCTGACCAAGATTTACCAGCATCGCCGCCCCATAACGCCCATGCGATCCGTCCCGCCGATGGAAAGCCCTTTTCGCCTGGACTCCACCCTTCGCCTTGCTTATCGACTTCGTGCCTTGCGAAATAGCTGACCATGCGATTGATCGTATCTGGGCTTAGGCTTTCACCGTTGGCGATGTCCCTTGCCCTGGCCCATCCAACCGGTGTTCCACCGCGACCGTATTCCTTACGCCATTCCAAGCCCTTTTGAGCCTCAGACCTTGCACCCTCTGGAGGTGTAAAGTCGATGCCGTCGTACTTGGCACGCTGCACCGCTTCTGAAGCGTAGAGTGCCTGCACTTGCTCGCCTGCGTTATCTTCCGATGGATGACAGCCAAGCAACTGACCATCTTTCCAAACGCCCCATTTCTTATCGATTGGGCAAGCTGCCGTGGTCTTAACCTCATATGGCACTTGCCACCTCCGATGGTTGCTCGATCGCTTGAGCATCTTGAGGTTGTGACAATGCCGGAGTCTGAGCCGCCGAAACTTGCAACTGCTTTTCTTCGTTGGTCAGTAGTCCAAGCTTCTTTCGAAGCCTGTCTTCCTTAGCTCGTTGGTAGAAGACCTGTCGGAAAGATCGACCTCTTGAGCCAAGGACGTTCGCATAGGTGTCAGTGAATGAGTTCAGGGCCATCTCCGAAGCAGTCTGCTCCGATTGAGGATCAACCCATTCCCATTCAGGTGTTTGCCATTCGACCGGAGCGAACCGCCGACGATCTGCAAGCAGGTCAGCCGAAGATGGAAAGCCATCGACCGACGAAAGAGCCGCCGCATCGCAGAACCGATCCCATACGGGTAGGCATAGATGACGGATCAAATACTGTTGCCAGCAACGAAACCGCCTTCGGTCTTCTAGCTGGCTCGTTCGACTCGATGAGTATGATGTCTGGCTGTAGTCCCTTGCGACAACCTCATACGATAGACCTGTTCCGACCGCGACCCCGCGAAGGATTGTCTTAATCCATGCATCTGCACCCGTGTTTGGCCTGCCTGGGTTGATACCTTCCACGTCTTCGCCTGGATTAAGATCGAGTATTAGACCTGGCTCGATGTGTCTTACACGGTTCCCTGCCGAATCGGTGTTTGCTTCCCCATCGGGATTGGTCAAGTCTCCAAGCGGTGTCTGTGTTTTTATTGCGACGGTGAAACATGACGCGACCGCTGATGCTTGTAGTTCGTTGTCAATATAAGTTCCAAGATCACGAATCGAGGACAATGCCGGAGCGAACCACGAAACGCCTCTGGTTTGCCCTATACGCTCTTGGCGAAACAGGTGAAGTATTTCCCTAGCTGGCACTCGCTCAGGCGTTCTTGTGAAAGCATAAGGCTGTAGTGGGTGGTCTTTGTAAACCCAGTATGCAACCGGCTTTCCGTACTCATCGACCTCGACCCCGCGAACGATGCGGTTGGTGTTTGCTGGACTGATCCCGCTTGCATAGGTGTCTTTGTCACCTGCAAGTCGATCGGCCTCGATGATCTCAAGAGCCAACGGAACCGGTCTGGAAATACCTTTGTACTCAGTCGATGGCAATGGCAAGATCCTGATTAAGACTTCGCCAGCTTCGACCATTTCCCTTTGGCACAAAGCCTGCAATTCGTCGAAGGTGTGCTGACCGTTGATGTCGCAAACTTCGCACCATTCGCTCCAAATCTTATCCCGCGAATCGTTGATCGCTTCTACGTCATCGCCTTCGGGAGTCTCGAAGGTGGATTGTGCCCTGATCCCACAACCGACCACCGATGAAACTATGGTATCAACGACACCCCAAGCGTAGCTGTTATTGCGAACAAGATCCCTAGCCCACGCACGGATCTGATTTGCTCCAAATGGCCCTGATAACTCGATGTCGGCTGGGTTGTTTTTCGGATGACGGTTGGACGATACACGGGAAGGTTCGCCACCCTGATAAGACCTTAGCACCTTACGAGCCTGAGCCCGTCGCAATCCTGCAATCGGATTGACAGCCGAGACGACCGAATCGATTAGCTTACCGATCATCGGCCACCTCGATTTATCTTGCCGAGGCTGATTCCACCGGATGAAGTTTCGCGTCGGACTTGTTGTTCAAGCATTCGACGTTCTTCAAAGAGCGTACCCAAGTCAAGCTTGGTTACTGACCTTGAGCCGATGTTGTACGACTGCGCACCCCCGGTTAAGAGTGCTTCAATAGCCGCGTCGATTAGTGCTAGAAGGCTTGCCGCTGATGCCATGCAAGCAGGATTGCATAGACTTTTTGCGGTTGCTAGATGCCTGTACTAATCCATTAGTACACTGGTCGAAATTATTTACCCTCTTGCGACCAAGTGTGATTGCAGAAGTGACATTTGCAGTAACGGATGTTTCCCCGTGTGCAATAGACTCTGCTGTAGTTCTTGCCATGTGGCCTAATCGCTTGGCACGATGAGCATGGCCTAGCCTCGAATTCCCTAGCCACCGGAGCGATGACCTGCAACGCGACCGACTCCGATGGAACCTCTTGCCTTGGTTCCGATGTTGGCCCTTTCATCGATCTTGCTTTCTTCGCCATTACGATCTCCTTTTTGGAATCCAGCCGCCTTGCCTTTGCTTAAACCTAGTCTGTCCGTGCCTTTGAGCTTGTGGTACTGGCTTGGGCTTTGGCTTGTCGCCGTCGATCTGCTTCGGAGCAACCTCGACCTCTGATGGTGCTATCAACTTAACCCCGCAAGCCTCACCCGCTGCCGCTGCCATGTACGTCGCATCGAGCCAGTGGTTATTTTCGTTCTTGACTGACCAGTAGACTTTTGATCCTTTGCCCTCTTTGAACTCCGAGACAAGTTCTTCAGATGCGATGTGCTGCGCGAAACTCAGATGCGATGCTTCTGTTTGGAATAGCGAAAGCGAACCGCGCCTGAGCATGTTCGTATCGTCGAAAGTCGGTGTCAAGAATCGCTCATGCACAAACTGCTTCCAGTACGAGGTGTCTAGTTCATACAACCAGACTCCCGCCGCCCCTAGCTTGGTTGCATGGAGATTCGCCCCTGCTATCGTCGTTGCTGTCGATTGCTTCTTTGGAGTGTAAGGATTGATGCCCTTGGAGACATGGAAGATGCCGCCGACCTCCCGAACGAATTGATAAGCAGCATTGGTGAATGTGCCCGAGTCCACCATGCAGAACTGCACAGGATGCTTCGAGCCGCTTGCATCAACAAAATCCTTTTGAAGCAATTCGTCTCGCCAGTTTAGCAAGGCTTTGTAGATCGCTGGTTCCGATGCTTCGTTGTCCATTGATCGATCGGTGTTGACCACTTCAGCAACGCCATAATCAACAACAACGCCGCCGAAGCCTGGCCACCAACCGGTTACAACCCAGTGGCAACGATACTTGCCCAGGTCGATCGCCGCCGTCAATGCCTGGATATTCAAAGGCAGTTGCCTTCGAGCTAGACCGCTGATCCGCTGCAGAACAATGTCAGGGCGCAACCCGTTGCCCATCGGCCCTGCTTCCTCAGGTGGATCGTTGTCGATCTCCGTTGCGACTGCTTTGGCTCCAACGTCAGCGACGCGATTATAATAGGCGTGGATTGCGGAAAGCTCGAGCGGTTGCCCATCGGCGTGAAGCTTCTTGCTGTAGCTGTGGATATTCGAGACCTCGCAACCGTCCTCGATGATCGATTGATTCTCACGCCAGAACTGAAAAGCAACTCTAGCATCTGGATCGTCAAGCGATCTTGTTTGTCTCAGTGCGATGTACTGCTCGACAAGATCCATTCGGTCAGGTGGCTTAATCATCTTGCGGTACCGCTTGCCCCTCCAAGATGGTTTGATATTTGGATCTGTGAAACGGTAAGCAATGCACCTTCGATTTTGAACCGTGCAAAGCATCACTCTAGGAATCCTCTCAGCCGATGCACCTAGTCCGCCGATGTCCTGCTCGATGATTTCCTCGTTCTTTTCAACCAATACCGCACTAGCCGCCGCTTCTCGATCTTCGATATCGTCGATGATTGCTAAGGTTGGCCGACAGTTTCTAAACTTCGTCCCGCGAACTGGCCCATCGACTCCAAGGCAATAAAGCACCTGACCCGTCGAAGCTGGCTCGACCTCCTTTGGCCAGTCTGGTAACTGCCATCGCTCGATCGTTGGGAATGCTAAGTGATCCGCCGCTAGTTCGATATTCGTCGGATTGCCAAGTACCGTCTGCATCCTGGCCCGACTTGACCAACCGCCGACAGCATGCATCGGAATGCCGATCTCAGGGTAATC